TTTATGGGATTGCCAAGACGGTATTTTGGCGCCACGTGCGCGCGCGTAACTCAAATTTGCGCTCGATGACACTGTTAACTTTGACAGGTGAAATATCCTGAGTGCCGAGATAGGACTTCCAAAACCAAACAAGATTTGTTTTCAATATAACAAGATCAAACCGGGCGCGCGATACTGTGATTGGCCGTGCCCACGTAACGCGATAAGACGTGGCACAAATTAAGCCGCAACAAACAGATCGCACCCCGGATCGCAAGCCCCAACACGCACAAACCGATCCGAGCATTGCCCATCGTTGTAGGACAGGCAGTCGCCGCATGCGTTCGCCAGCATCGCCGCCGTCTGCTCACGCACGATGTCGATAATCGGCGAATTGACGACGCCACCAGGCCGCTCCGTCAAGAGCGTCTCCTGCGGCGCGTCCGCAAAGAGAAACGACGCCGTCCCATGCGCGCGCGCCCAGGCGACATTGAGAAGCATATACGCATAAGAAAAGTGCGGATCGATCCCGACTTTCACGACGCGCCGCCGGTACTTGTTCTGCTCCGGGTCGCGCTCGGCGATCAATGCAGTGCGGGTCAAATGCACGAACACCCGGTCTTTCAGGATCGGCGACAGCATCTTGTCGCCGCGAATGCCGCCCTTTTCCGTGATCTCCTGCAACAGCCCTTCCGGGTCTGGGAAGACGGTGATTTTCTTTTGAATCCGCGCCAGCGCTACTTGCATGCACTTGTACTGATCCAGCGTCACCGTCCAGCGATCCCGATCCTCTTCGTCGGTTTTGCGCTCCATGTTGGACGGCACCGCGTCGCCCCAGCGCAGCATGTCCTCCTTCATGTCGAGGTACCCGGCGAGGAACACTTTGCCCTTGTGCCGGTTGGCAAAGCGCTTGGCGTCGTTATAGTTCGGCAGCGTTTCGACGCAGCACACCGAGATCCGGTACGCCGCCATCAATTCGTCGCAGCGCGCGAACGGATCGTCGCTGTAGACTTCTTCGGCGTGGACGATGGCCAGGTGCCCGGAATTAAGCCGCTTGGCGATCAGGACGACGTTATACGCGCCCATCTGGTCGATGCCCATGAAGTAGGCATCGCCGCGCTGTTCCCAGTTGACGCCCAAGCGCATGCCCTCGGCGGCGCAGTCGTTGAGCATTTCCAGGTTGACCGGCACTTGCGATGGATCGACGTAAGGTTTTCCCAGCTTACGATTATAAAAATTCTTCATGTCGTCGGCATTGAAATAGCCTTCGATGATGTCGCGCGGGGAAATGGTCGGCGACAGGAACTGCGGGAAATGCACCGAGCGGATAAACGCCTGCGGGTCTTTCGCGCGCCATTGTCCGGCCTGCGGATCGTCGATCCAGCCCTTGCAGGCGTGGCACACGTAACGGTAATCGCCCAACACCGTCATCTCGTTGTTGTCGGCGTCCAGGACTATGCGCTCGACCTTGGGATCGAAGCCGATGCATTGCGGGAAATGCTCGTCGAGCACTTGATGCGTGCCGCAATGCGGACACAGCGTGTGGAACTGGTGCTGCGTACCCTTCTTGTACCAAAGATGGATATCCCGATCCGGCCAGTTCGCAGTCGATCCCATCAGCGTATAGCGCAGGAGCGACGCCGACATACGCTCGCGCGTCTTTTCCATATCGGCGACTTGCATTTCCTGCACCTCGTCGAACGACACGACGTCCATCGGGAACGACTCGGTGGCGGTCTTACCGGAAGTCCACAGGAAGTGGAAGCGCGACGGCCCGAGGTTGCGGATCAAGATATTGCCTTCGCCCGCTTGTCTCCCGCTTTCCTTTTCTTCGACCAACATCTTGTAGACCGGCGGCACCGAGCGCACGATCGGCATGAAGCGCTCCGACGATTTGCCGGTGGCCAGCATCTGGGACGGCATGAACATGCCGATCTTGGCAGGGGCGAAGCGCAGCGCCATGTAGATCATCGCCAGCATTTCCATCACCGTAAAGCCGACCTGCGTACACTTCATGATGACGTCGATGCGCTTGTTGGCTTGCGCGACGGTCGACGGGATGAGGTCGTAGATAAAATGCATCGCCGGGCGGTTGTCCAGCGTGAACGGCAGGCCGTCCACCTTGAGGCCATCGCCTGCCAGGCGCTCGCACCACTGTCTAAACGTTTCGTCGCGCCCGATGATGCTTTGCGCGACCGACAAGACGATCTGCGCGTCGATCAGTTCGCCCAGGCGTTCCTGCCGGAACAAGTCCGGCTGCATGGCTTGCCGGTCGCGCTCGATCTCGGTTAGCGGAAACGATGCGTTGGCCGAGGTCGGCAGGATGAACGACTCCCAGCGCGAATCCTGCTCCACCATGCCGAACAGCCGCCCGAAGCCGCTGCGCAGGCCGCGCGGCTTCGAGAATATCCACGCCCGGCCCCGGTAGCGCGACAGGGCCGGCTCGATCACATCCTCCCATACGCGATCGATGTCGCCGACCTGGGCCGCATCGTCGACCACTGCCAACGCAACCTGTTCCCAAATTTTCTTGCAATCGGTATCGAGCGCAAAGAAGTGGATCACGCCGCCGTTGACCAGGTTGATGTGGTTGCCGTCCAGCCGTCCAGCCAGGAGCGGCTCAATCAGCGCCAACACCCGGCGTTTAGCGACCAGCAGGGATTCTTGATTCGGCAAGAAGAACCCTACCGGGTAGCCGTTCAGCGCGCCGAACCGGGAGGTCAGCAACACGTCGATCGCCATCGTCGACTTGCCGCACTTATCTGCGCCGGAGACGACGTTAAAGCGCGACTCGCTGGAAAGGACGCGCTCTTGCTCGGGGAACAGCAGCGGAAAGGGGATGCGGCAGTCGTTGCTCAAGGACACCCCGGAGGAATCGGTAAAGCACCGATTCTGGGGTCACGACAGAATCAAAAAAGCCCGCGTTTCTGCGGGCTTCGTTTAGTCGTTCGAGTAGGGGCGGCGAGGATCGACCGGGAAGCGTTTTCTGACGCGCGCCTTGGTTTCATACGGCGGTATCGCCTGTTCCTGCGCCATCACGCCCCATACGCAGGCGTAAGCGCTGTGCAGCTTGCCGTCTTTGACCGAATCCTTGAAATTCGGATAGCGAATCCCGGCGATGTTACGGGCAATGGCGTCGGCGACAAGCTGGCGCGGCAAGTAGGCACGGAACTGATAATCGCGCCCCGGCGCCTCGACGCCGACCGCGTCCGGAAACACATTTTCGATATGCCCTTTGACACGGGCGCGCACCAGCAGCAAATCGGCGCCAGCAACCGCCGGGTCGCGCGGGTTGGGTTCGACGATCGACAGGAAAGCATTGTTCAGCATGATCCACATGAAAACCTCCGGTTGAATAAGTGGTCGTAGGGTAGCGTACTAATTTCGCCAGGCGATAGCACATTCTGCTGCTTAAGCAGAGTTGAGCAGTCCGACCAAGTACGCCTTGCGGGCGATCAGGAGCTTCGCCAGTCTTTGCTTTTGCGCCCGGTTGCCGGAACCATGTTCGATGCACAGCGCCTGTATGGTCGCGTCCGGCACGGATCGCACCTTGCGGATGCCGGCCGCCAGCTCGGCATGGGTGATGTTGCCGAACACCTCGGACGCTTGCGGGTTGGTTCCGTCGGTCAACGTATCGAGTTCGCCCACCGTGTAGCCGAATGCCAATCCCTTGGGTTCCCCCTGCGCGCGGTACAACAGCGCGCCGCCGACATCGATCCGCACCGCCTGCCCGTGCGGGTCGGCCAGCAGGTTGTCGCGCAGCAGGCCCACCACGTCCCAATTCGCCAGCCAGGCGTCGACGGCGAAGCCCTCCATTACGCCATTGATTGCGCGCGCATCGGCGGGCAGTTTTTGCAGACCATCGATCATGCCGGAGGCGATGCCGAGCTTGTCCTGCACGGTGACGAGTTTTACATCGGGAGCCGCAACGCCCGCCGCCTGGTACAGCTTGGCGGCCAGCACCTCGTTCCTGGCGACATTGGCCGACTTCGGCAATTTGACATACCATGCGCGGTCAGCGTTGTCTCGAAAGACGCCGCCCGGATTGCTGCCGGCCTGCTTGCCGATTTGCTCCCAGTCGTCGGCGGATTCGACCAGGCCCGGCGGCGCGGCAATGCCGGCCAGCGCCGCCACCTTGCGGTCGACTTCCCGGTTCAACGCCGCATGCACGCGATCCTTCGGCGCCAGTTGCACCGCCTGCGACTCCCACCCCATCGCCACCGGCGTGCCGCCGATCCGCCGCGCGCGGTAGTAGCGCGTCATGGTCAAACTTCGTTCAACGTCGCCGTAGAAGCCGGTTATTTCGACTTGTAGTCCCGACTCTTCAAACGCTTCCTTGATCGCGGTAGCCTGCAAAGAAAGACCGTCGTCGGCGTGTCCCTTGGGGAAAGTAGTCGAGGTATTCGCAAAAGCGTTGGTGGGATTGACTAACCAGATGCGACCGTCCGGTTCCTCGATCACCACGCCTGCAGCAGGCGCCTTGCCGTTGGCGATTAAATCCGGTTCATGAAGACCCGGCATCTGACCATCGACGTAATTCCAGCCTTCCGTCGTTTTGGGGTAATCCGTCCACGGCGCAAATTTGACGCCATTGAGTTCGGCGGGAACCGCGCCGCCGGGCACGAACACCGCCGTCGCAGCCGGATCGGCCCAGGTGGAAGATAGAGAGGCGGCTGACGGTTTGTCGATCTGGAAAGAATGTCCGTCGTCGCCGCGCTGCGGATGGGCGATTGCGCCCAGCCTTCGCGCGGCGACAGGAGTGACTTTCTTGACGACCCTGGTATCGTGGTCTTTGACAAAGACGCCGTCTTTGCGGGTATATCCCTTGATGTGGGATTTGAAAAGCAACAGCATGCGACGCCTCTGGATTCACGGAGGAATCCAGAATAGCGTCACGAAAAAATCATACCTCTCTCGCCCACTCCGGCAGATGCGCGCCCAGCATGGTGCGCACGAACGGCCCGAACACCTCGTTCAATTCGGCTTGCAGTTCGGCATCAGGGCGGCCCAGTTCGATCTCCATTGCCGCCGTCAGCACCTGATTGGCGAGCCAGACGAACGCTGCCGTGCCGGGGGAATCGAAGCGGTCGCCGTCCGGGTAGTGCGTGCGCAATACCACGCCGAGGCGGCGCTCGTTGTTCCACTTCATCGGCTTGTATTCGGGATTTTTGCCGAGCACGATGGCGCCAGCATCCTGCGCCAAGCCGATCACGGCGGCTTGCGCCTCTTCGTCGGTCAACTCTTCGGCGTTCTGCCGCTTGCGGATGTTTACCACGTTGGCTGCGAAGTGGCGCACCAGCCCATCGATGACTGACGGGCTGCCGAGGTATGGCAGGGGTTGGTCCAGGAATGCCGTCAATCCATCGGGCGCTGAGTTCTCAAACATCGCAGCTCCTTAGTTGTTGAGCGAGGCAAGGTAAGTCGGATCGGGCGGCAGCATCAGCACTTCCAGCTCCAGCCGCTGCTTGCCCTTTACCGGACAGTGTACCATTTTGGACGACAGGATCATGTACCGGGCGCCGGGAAGCGTGGTGATTTCCGCCTCGCTGCCGAACGCGCCGCTGCCGAAGGAATCGACGCCTTTTGCCCCCGGCGCGTAGCGGATGACCATCCGGTGCGGGCCGAAGCCGCTGGTGCCGGTCGGGCTGGTCGAGCAACACATCGAACCGGCGTTCTCGAATACCGTGCCCTCCGGCGTGGCGACCAGCGCTTTGACTTGCGCGTCGCTCATGTTGATCCATTTATGGATCGTGGTGCCTGCCGGCTGTTCGGTCGCATACGCGTGGATTGCCTGATTCATTGCAATCAGATCGGTGACCTGCGAGTCCTTGATTTTGCCGTCCCTGAAATAGTCGTTATAGGAACCTGACGACTGCACGCGGTTGATAAAACGTTT